AAGTTGGGAATAAAAGTTCTGTACAATATAAGAATATTCTTTTTCATAAAATCTGCGCCAAGTTTGATTACTCTTAAGATTAATTTTATCGGCTTCATCTTCAATCTCTTCACAAAAACTCATTTTAACTTCACGACTTACTCCCTGATGTAATAAATCTAAGAATAAGACAAGAAATTCATCAATATCATTTTGATCAAAATTACTGAAGTAAAGATCTTTTTCCGAACAAATACTTTGAAATTTTCTTAATAATCTTATAGGATTTATCATATTATTATTATTATCATTTGACCACATTTGTCTTTGGAATTGAAACCATTCATAAATCAATGAATTTTTATCAGCTCTCCTACATTCTTCAAAAAATTTTTCATTATTAGGATGAAACGTTGTTAAATGACTTAGACATTGTAGGGCCGAGTTCATGTAGCATGTATTACCTAAATTTGCTAAACCTTTATTTCCAGCATTGATCGTTGTCATTTAACTTAAATATCTATGATTTTTTTAAATAAATAAATATACTTAAAAATATTTTATTTACTTAAATTATAAAATGAGTGATACTGTTGATAATGTCTTAAATTCTGTTGAAGAATCTGAACCTGCTGATGTTGTTGTTGAGGAAGCGCCAGAAGAGGTTGCTAGTGAAGAAGAGGAACCTGAACCTGAGCCGGTAGCCGAACCTGAGCCGGTAGCCGAACCTGAACCCGAACCAGTCTCTACTCAGGAAGTTGTTCAGAATGTCCAGGAAATTTTATCATCTACTGAAACGAATGTGACAGTAGATAATAGTGAATTAGAAGAAAGAGTTAAAGTTTTAGAAGACAGATTAGAAGTTTTGATAGATCAATTAAAACAGTTTGCGCGGAGTGGTCGGTTACCAACACTATAAATAACCTTTATTTTAATATCATTTAGTTAGAGTAAGCAAGACCACCCATACCACTCATGATACGGAGAACATTGTAGTTGACAGCGAAAATCTTATCAACTCCCGACTCTGCAGTAGATATTTCTAGTCTAGCGTTATCAATACGAGAGAAATTGCAAGTACCCGAGGGTTGATGTTCTTCCGGTTTGAGAGCGAAAGAATAAACGCCAATAGAATCATCAAATCTTCCAGTCATCTCCGCCGCCGTGTCGGCCCCATTGGTTACTGATGTTAATCCACCGGCACCCGAATGGTGCTGCCATACTTGAGTTCTTGTGAAATATCTCCAGTCACGTCCCGCAAAACGGTCGTGTCCGTTGAGTTTTAATAGGTATGTCTTGGTCGAGCTGCCTACAGGAGTCGACGTTGGTGCAACCGTCGCACTGACCTTAGCAGAAGCGCACCATACTAATTCCTTAACCGGATGATTGAAATTAAGATCACCGGTACCGTCGGTTAATGATTGTTCCTGTACTTGTTCAATCAGATATTCGTGTGAAACTTGAGCAAAGCGCCTGCGTTCGTCGGTGTCAAGGTAAATGTAGTCAGCCCAAAGCTTCTGTGCCGGTGTGCCAGCAGGACTCAATGTTGTTTTAACAGTATGCTCAAGTATAACCTTAACTTCGTGATACTGTAGGGCAATCAAAGGTAACGCAAGTCCCGGATTACGGCAGAACCAAAATTGAAGAGGAACCCATATCGGACCAGCCGTTGTGGCTGTGGTATCACCATCAACACACCCGCCCATCTGACTCATTTTTTGAAACTGAGTTCCGCCCACACTTACTGCTCCGGCAATGGTGCAGCAAGATCCCGTGGGATTCGGTTCAGTTAATTCGGCCCATGTTTCCATCCATAGACCAGTGTGTTTGTCGATCTTCTGACCCCCAATCTCTAATTCAACATTTGTAATCCAGGAAGCCCCGAAATTCCCCCCATTCGCCAGAGGAGTGGACGGAGTAACTTCTAAATACATTCTGTGAACTAAATCACCATTACGAGAAATGGTAGCGGTACAACGACCATCGGCAGTTTCCGACCCATTCCAAGTCTGCTCAATAGCCTCCATAGAGAAGTTAGTGTGTCTGCGGTAGACAACCTTGAAGAAAGTAATCTGCGGGTTACCCGTAAGGTAAATATCCTGAGCGCCGTAAGCTACAAGTTGCATTAATCCTCCTCCCATTATTTTATACCTTCATATAGAAAAAAATTTTGGCGAAATTAAACTAATTAGAATCGTAATAATTTTTTTTATTATTATTTTGAAAAGATATCTTAGAAATAAAGATATTTAATTTAATTAGAGTATGCTAAGCCACCCATACCACTCATGATACGGAGGACATTGTAGTTGACGGCAAAACAATGAGTTGCTAAGCAGGCAGCCGCGCTACCGACTAATTGAGCATTATCAATACGCGAGAAGTTACACGTTCCAGAAGGCTGGTGTTCTTCTGGTTTGAGGGCAAATGAGTAAACTCCAATCCCATCACTCCCCTGACCACCCATTCCCTCCGCGGGGGTTCCTCCGGCGGCAGCGGTTAAACCACCTGGGCCGGTATGATGTTCCCATACCTGGGTTCTGCTAAAATATGTGTGATCTCTGGCTGCAAAACGATCATGGCCGTTCAATTTAAGCTGATATGTGCCGGGAGTGCCCAGGGTTCCAATCGTAGTGAGTGTGCCGGTCTGTGTTCGGGCACTGCCCCCAACACAAAATACTAGTTCCTTGACTGGATGATTGAAATTGAGATCAGACGTCGCTGCCCCGGTGGTAATTGTTTGTTCCTGAACCTGTTCAATAAGATATTCATGCGATACCTGCGCGAATCTACGGCGTTCATCTGTATCAAGATAGATATAATCGCACCATAAACTTTGGCCTGTCATCGCGGAAAAGGCGGTATTCCAGTTATGTTCTAAGATAACCTTAACTTCATGGTATTGTAAGGCGATTAATGGTAAAGCAAGACCCGGATTACGGCAAAACCAAAAGTATAACGGAACATAATATATAGCACCAGCGTTCGCCTCACCCATAGCCCCACCCATGCCACTCATTTTCTGAAACAACGTTCCGGCGTCCGCTGCTGCGTCCGCGGCGCCACACTGACCGACATGGCATCCGGGATTTGGTTCAGTCAAGTGCGCCCATACATTCATCCATTGACCAGTCTGTTTATCAATTTTTTGACCACCTATTTCTAATTCAGCAGATACCAAACCATATGCGGTCGGGTTCGCCACGGCGCCGGGGTTCCCTTTGATTTCAATATACATACGATGAACTAAATCGCCATTACGAGAAATAGTTGCTGTGCACCGTTTGGTTGTATCCGCTACATCACCAATGCCAGTAGTCCCATTCCACGTCTGCTCAATAGCCTCCATCGAGAAATTCGTGTGCCGTCTGTAGACAACCTTAAAGAAAGTAATCTGCGGGTTACCCGTAAGGTAAATATCCTGAGCGCCATAAGCTACCAGTTGCATTAATCCACCTCCCATATTATTTTATACCTTAGTTTAGAAAAAAATTTTGGGGAAATTAAACAAATTAATTTTTCCGATTATTTAGACTTAAATAATATTATTTATTATTTATTGAAAAAGTTATCTTAAAAGATAGAGATAAAAATATTTAATTGGCACGTAACTTAATTAGAGTAGGCAAGACCACCCATACCAGACATGATACGGAGAACATTGTAATTGACGGCATAGATGTTTTCAGAACTAGTCGGCGAGGTGCCCGTCCATTCTAATTGAGCGTTGTCAATACGAGAGAAATTGCAAGTTCCAGATGGCTGGTGCTCCTCGGGTTTAAGAGAGAAAGAGTATACATTGATTTTTTTAAGCATTTTTGATGTACGAGCACATTTTTCACCGATTTTTTCAATTTGGAAGGTGTCCTTCGCCGTCTCAAGCACTTCGGGCCACACAAATGTCTCTTCATAAAGGACGAGGATAGCTTCAGCAGCAATAAGGTTGGCGCCGTCATCATTCATTTCCTGGTCAAAAACGATACTGTCATCGAGTGGACCGAGAGTGCCGCTGCTCGCGGCGACGGTCCGCGCCGAACCAGCACAGATATATTTAACAGTGCCAATGTAAGTAGTCACGCCTCTGCCATCCGCGGCGGCCATCTCGCTGTCGTTTATCGCGGTTATTCTGTGAATATCGCCTTGTTTTAAACTACCAAGAACGATAGAAGAGACGGCGTCGACAGCGCCAACAACAAATCCATTTGACTTAGACGTCGAGTCCACGATTACGGCGTCTACTGCAGGGGGTCCACCTGACATCACTACTGGACCCGTTCCAGAAGTGGTGCCTACCCATGTCAGGTTGAGGACCGCCAGGGCCGCTGTGTTTAGACCTTGACCATCAGTGTGCTTACCACTGTCGAGGATCGGTTTAGTTATCTGGGCTTCCCGGCAATTTGTGCCGACAGCACCATACGGTAAATTCTGCTGAGGGATCGCGGTGTGGTAATCGTTTGGTTGACGAAGAGTGAAGTATTCCTCATTTTGCGCGGAAAATCTATCATGTCCATTAAGTTTGAGTTTCGCCTTCGTGTAACCATCCACACGCTGCGAAGTCCATATAAGTTCTTTAACTGGATGATTGAAATTTAATTTTGTGCTGGCGTTTCCACTCGCAGTTTGTTTCTGTACCTGCTCAATAAGATATTCGTGGGAAACCTGTGCGAAACGACGTCTTTCATCCGTATCAAGGTAGATATAGTCACACATAACCTTAACATCACTGCTGACCCCATTAGATGCGAGAGACCCCCACGTAAACTTGAGTTTGACTTCATGATACTGAAGGGCAATTAATGGTAGAGCGAGACCGGGATTGCGACAAAACCAAAAGTTAAGGGGGCATTGTGTCATGACGGGTCCATCAGTTCCGGAAGTTCCCACGTCACCAATCATAGCCTTAAATCCAACGGCCTTTGATTCAGGAGTTGATAACTCGTTCCAGATCTGGTTCCATTCTTCATAATGACGATCAATTCTCTGACCACCTATCTCTAATTCAACTTCTGAAACTAGCGCAGAACCATTGGTTGTCGCCGTAGACCCAGAATTGGTAACATAAACCTTGTAAACTAAATCACCATTGCGGGAGATAGTGACTGTGGAATTACCACTCGTCGAAACGCTACCATTAATCGTCTGTTCAATAGTTTCCATCGAGAAGTTCGTGTGTCTGCGGTAGACAACCTTAAAGAAAGTAATCTGCGGGTTACCCGTTAAGTAAATATCCTGAGCGCCATAAGCTACAAGTTGCATTAATCCTCCTCCCATATTATTTTATACCTTCATATAGAAAAAAATTCTAATGAATTAAATTTAATATCTAATTAATTTTCATTAAATTATTGGAAGATTTTTACCGTTTCTTCAGGATCCATCTCCAAATCTAATACCTGTTTTACTGGATTCATTATCTGATTCGTGATATAAAATTCATAATCTAATGATAATTGTTTTTCTGTAATATAATCAACGTGTTCAATACGATCACCTTGTAAAATATTTACTTTCTTATATTTAGGTTGTGTCTTATCTTCAATCATAAAATTCTTATATCTAGGTTTACCGTTTTTAAATTCACCGATTTGTCTTCTATCTTTCACTTTTTTATATCCGATTAATTGTTGATTAGGACCTTTATTAATATAAGCATAAGGAATCCTATCATTTGCTTTAGGTTTATTACCAGGATCTCTTTCAGCCATTCTATCTGCTAATACTTTATGAGCAATTCCTTGTGGGTTTTTATAATATCCTCTTAGTGCTTTCGTAATTACAAAATATCGTAGAGGAAATTCAGCATTTCTAATTTGTATTAATGTTTCTTGTAACCAATCTAGGGTCGCACTAAAGTCTTTATCAATCATAATCTTTTCAATAACATTTCCGAATACATGTTTCACTATCTGAGCATTATCTCGTCTCTTTAAAACAATACCCATAGATGTGCGTTTACAATCATTTACATCAAATTCATATTTATCTCCTGTATATCGTTTCTTTGAGATAAGAATAAATGGCCAGAATGTTTTTTCATATTCTAAATCTTGAGGTTTACATAATAATGATTCATGTTCTTCTTCATCTTGTTGTCCATCTTCATTATAAACTATTAATTTACCATGAGTAATATAATCACCTGCCTCTTGACCACACTGAATACAATGTTTTAATGCTTCTTTTCCTACAAGAGTTTTACCATCTTTAATGCGACTAAATTTTACAAAGACAGAGTCTGTATCTCCATAAATAACATCAGGTTCAGGATATCCTTTTTTAAAGGTCCATTCCTTAACACCGTTAGAAGCATCATCAATTCTAGATCTACCGACAGAAGTCGTGCACGCGGCAAGTTTCATTTTATAAATAGTACTAGTTTTCGCACCTAACTGACCATAAACACTATTCGCTGTAACTTTATAAGCTAATTGTAATCCATCAAGAACTT